GAGGTAGCGACGAAAGATTGTGCGGACGGTTTCTGCCTCGGTCTGGTTGACCACGAGCTTTTTGTCATTTGCTTCATAGCCGAGCGGGACCGTTCCTCCGGTCCATTTACCCTTCTTTCTGGATGCGGCGACTTTGTCCCTCACCCGCTCGGAGGCCAACTCCCGTTCGAACTGGGCAAAGGACAAGAGCACATTCAGGGTAAGCCGGCCCATGGAAGTGGTCGTATTGAACTGCTGGGTGACCGCCACAAAGGAGATCGAACGGGCATCAAAGGTCTCGACCAGCTTTGCAAAGTCGGCGAGTGAGCGGGTCAGTCGATCGATTTTGTAGACCACGACGACGTCGACCTTGGCGTCTTCGATATCGCGGAGGAGCCTTTTGAGGGCAGGGCGGTCGAGGTTGCCGCCGGAATAGGCGGGATCATCAAAGGGCTGTGGCAGGACCATCCAGCCCTGCGAGGCCTGGCTCTTGATGTAGGCTTGGCAGGCTTCCCGTTGGGCGTCCAGCGAGTTGAATTCTTGCTCCAGGCCATGTTCGGTGGACTTGCGGGTGTAGATGGCACAGCGAAAAATCTTTCGACCTTCAGGTTTCATGCTTTTTCGCATCCTTGCTGTGAACGGGGCGAGCCCACACGCAGCCCAAAAAACCGCGGGCCATTCCACTTGGTGCCGGTGATCTCGAAGGCGACCTCGGAAAGGCTGGAATAGGTTCGCCCTTCCCACGCAAATCCCTTTTCCATCACCACGACCCGGTAGGTTCGGCGATTCCAGGTCCGTATCAACTCGGAGCCAGGCTTGATCTGCCGCGGCAGCTCCAGCCGGCCGTTTGGTTTTGCCTGAGCTGCCTTCACCAACTGATCAAGCAGCCGCTGGTCGTCTCGCGACAAGCCGCCGTAGGCTCGCACCTGGATTCTGTGCGCGATGCTGCTCCGAAGCAGGTCGGGGCCGAACGCCTTTGGTAGCTCGGTCCGGAACAGTTCGCGATAGCGGCTTCGCAGGTCCTTGATCGGCATCTTGGGCAAGCGCTCCAGCTCGGCCTCGACCTCTGGATCTGCCGGCCAGTCAGCGGCGCCCGGGCGAATGCTCTTCACGACGCCGCGCCTGCCTTTGCAATCCGGTAGATGCGTTCCTTACCCACCGTTTCGGAATCAAGCTTCAGTTTGAGCTTCTTCTTGACTACGCCGGCAAAGAAGCCGCGGACTGAGTGCGCCTGCCAACCGGTTGCGTTCATGATCGCGGCGACGCTTGCGCCGCTCGACTGGCGCAGCAAGGACAGGACGGTGTCCTGCTTTGAGGTCGAACGGTTACGCGGTTGCGCCGAATTGGATATTGCAGCCGCCTTCGGCCTCGGCCCCGCGGCAGTAGCGTTGGTTGAACGTGGAGCCTCAGGCGCTCGCACGGTGCCGCGCGGCCGCTTCGCGGCGCGCATCTTGGATTTTGACTTCTGGTTGCTGATGGCCATTCGACCCTTCCTGTCATCACGACAGCATCCCGTGCTGCCACTGGGACAAGCCCCGCGAATCGGGCAGGGCGAATGTAGGAGGGGCTGCCGCGCAATGGCCCCTTGAGGCCCACTACACACGCTCCCTTCGACATAGAAGTCGAGCGAAATCTCGAGCAATCCTACGGCTTTTTCGACCGGTGAACGCCCGGTCTTCACCCTAGTAGCGCGGGCGCGGCCACCTCTCGGCAACCTGTCGGCAAACTTCCATAAGAGTTTCCTGGTTCATCCAGAGTGCGGAGGCAAGGCCTTCGTCATTGAGTGCCTGGCTGATCGAATCGCACTGATCGTCATGACGGCCATTTGGGAAGGCGAACAGCTCCGACTCCAGGTCAGCTAGCCACCAGGCCTGGTTAGGCAGAAACACCTGACCTGCTTCGATCTTGGCCGAGGCTACAGCCATCCGGCTGACCTTATCCCTGTCCGGCTGCACGCCGATGATTCCCTGGACACAGCTGACGAGTTCTTGCACTAGGGAAATGCCCGCTCCGGCTTCCTCAACCAGAACGCGTGTTGCCTTCCAAGCCTTTGCCAGATGGAGGACCTGCGCCTTGAGAGTGGGGTAGTCGACGCGATCGCGCCAAACTTCGACCAGGTAAAACCGTCGTCCGCGGGTCACGATCCACGTGGTGCAGACCGAAAAGTCGTTCTCGGGTCCACCCTTGCTGGCCGTATCCCAGCTCTGGACGACCATGAGCCGCTCGGACTTCGGGGGCAGCTCATCGTAGCGTTTGACCCAGTCGCGCTTGATCATGGCGCCGCCAAGCGGCACCGGGTTTTGCTGGTACTGTGCCGAGAAAGCCGCACCGCCGATGAGACGCTTTGTGGAATTCAGCGATTCGAGAGGCTCGCGTTCCGGCGACAATACTTCGCCCGTTTTTCGAGAGTGGAAGCGATTGCCCCAGATCGGAATGGTCTCGTCACATTCGGCAATGGCAGGCAGGCTCAACACCTCCCACTCGTCCGACTGCGAAAGCAGGAATCCCGTGAGATCATCGACGTGCAAACGCTGCATAACGATGATGATGGCGGCGGTTCGCTTGTTGTCCTGTCGGGACTGCAAGGTATTCTTGAACCATTCGTTGGCCTGATTACGCCTGGTCTCAGACATGGCATCGTCTGGCTTGAGGGGATCATCAATAATGATGATGTCACCGCCTCGGCCGGTAAGTGTGCCGCCGACCGACGTTGCCAAACGGAACCCACGTCTGGTCATTTCGATTTCAGTTTCGGAGTTCTTGAAAGGACCAACTCGAGTACGCGGAAAAAGTGATCGATACCAATTTGATTCAAGAACAGTGCGGAAATCGTTGGAGTGCTTCTTTGCCAGCTCTGCTGAATAGCTGACGCAAATAAATCGGCGGGTTGGATCCAGCCCCAGCACATAGGCCACGAAGCCTACCGAGCAAGTGATGGATTTGAGCGATCGCGGCGGCATGTTGATGATGAGCCGCCGTATCTCGCCGCGCCGGACGCGTTCCAGCTGGTGGGCGATCGCCTCAATGTACCAACCAGGGATAAACGTTTGGCCGGGATTCAGTATACAAAAGACCTTCTCGAGAAAGGCCATGAAACAGGTTCGAAAGAACGCTTCGGCGTCCCGCTTACTAATTTTCATCGCGCTTTCTCCGTTTCCGGGAGATCGAGCTATTTTGAATTGCGGGACTTGGAGGTAGGTATCTTGCGATAATCGCCTGGTCTTCTGCGAGGACCTCATCGACGGAAAGCGTCGCTTCGGGTGCCTCGGCATAGCGATCGACCAAGGAGAGCATCAGCTTGACTGCCGAAGGCTCGGAGCGCATTGCCTCGTTGGCGAGCCGCCGGAGCATGACTTCGAGCGCGGGAAGCCTGCGGGTCCTGCCGTTTTCTGTTACAGGAATACGCTGGTGAAGAACCTCTTGCAGGACGGCACCGACCGGTCGACTGCCCTTGGGGCGGCCGCGCGGATTTCCGGACTTTCCTGGCTTGAATCGAGTGGCCTTGGGCGGCCGACCGAATCCGATCTCATAGTCGCGCCGGTCACGCTTGGCTGATCGCTTTCGCATCCGTCTACCTCTTGGTCCGCTTTTCCCCGGGATTGCCGCGCGCGCGACAGAGCTCGTCGAAGGTTTGGCCGGTCGATTGCAGGATCGCATCTCGACGGGTTGCGCGCTGCCAACGCCGGATCGCGACATCGGCGTAGAGCGGGTCGATCTCCATACAGTACGCACGACGTCCGACCTGCTCGGCAGCTATGATCGTGCTTCCGGAACCAGCAAAGCTGTCCAGGATGATCGAGCCCCGCCGCGAGCAGTCCTTCATGGCGTCGGCGATCATGGCGACGGGCTTGACCGTCGGGTGCATCTTTAATTCGTCCATGCGGCCCGCGCGGAAGGAATTGACGCCAGCGTAGGTCCAGACGTTGCTCCGGCTACGGCCGTTTTGTCCGAGTCCAAACGTGTTGATGTGCGGCGCCTTACCACGCTTGTAGACGAAGACAAATTCGTGAGCGCTTCGATAAAAGCTCCCCTGGCCGCCGTTGTGCTTGACCCAAACGCAGATATTTTTCAATTCATCGAAAGCTGAGGCGCCCGCGTCCAATA